CCCCAAGTGGGAAAATGGGGGGGGGGGGGGGGCCTCTTCGAGGCCACCGCCCCCGCCGAGGAGGTTGACCGTGCGGGCGAGATTTTCGACTATGAAAGCTCGAAGCCGTACATTGAAACGTGGTCAGCACAGCAGGCGAAGGAAAGCGGCGGCGCGAACTACGGTAACGTTCGCGCGATGCACGGCGATGTTTCGGCGGGCAAGATCGTCCACCCGATTGACTTCGACGATGAGAGCAAGACGGTTAATGTTTGCATCAAGGTCGTGGACGACGGCGAATGGCGCAAGGTGCTTGAGGGGGTCTATACGGGGCTGAGTTTCGGCGGGCAGTATGTGCGCCGCTGGGAGGACGGTGCGGCGATGCGCTACACGCTGAAGCCGCAAGAGCTTTCCCTTGCGGATCGCCCCTGTGTGCCCTCGGCGAGCATTGTCGAGGTGGTAAAGTCGGACGGCGGCGTTCGGAATATGGTGCTGAAAGGACGGAAAACAATGAATGAGAATGTGAAGAAGATTGACCTTGCGGAGTTCGGTGCGCTGATTAGTGACATTAACGCCGGGATTGCGGACGATGAGAACGTCCCCGAGAATTTGAAGACCTGTGTTGCGAATCTTGCCGCTGCGATTGCGCAGTGCACGGACGGCGGCGAACCTGAGCCGGAGCCTGACAAGTCCGCCGAGCCGGAAAAGTCCGAGGGGGGCGATCCTCCGAAAAAGCCGGATGAGGGGGATGTAGCGAAAGCAGTACAGGCCGCTGTCGCTGAGGCACTGAAGCCCGTCGCCGCATCCGTACAGAAAATGGAGGCGGCACTCGCGGCAAAAGACAAGGAGGCCGCAGCACTCAAGGAGCAGGTTGAGAAACTCGCGAAAACAGCCGCACCCACGAAGGTCGTACTCAAAACGGACGGCATCAAGCTCAAGACCGATAAGCCGGACACTCCGTCTGCGGATGATGCACTTGACCGCATCAAAGAGCAGCACGGCGCACAGCGTTCATGGGCATACTAAGGAATGGTGGAGGACAATAAAATGAGTATGTATCAGACTTCGAAAGAGACACTTGCGCGGATGAACGAGGCACTTCATAGCGCCCTTGCGACACCGCTCAAAAAGGCAGACGGCATCACGACGGGCAGTGGTCTCAAAAACTACGACCTGCAGCCCGCCGCGCGGCTTATGTACCCCGTTCTTTCTCCGCTGCGCAACTCAACGCCCCGTGTGAAGGGCGGCGGCGGTGATGCAACGCACTGGAAAGCAATCACGGGGGTCAACATTGACAGCGTGTCGATGGGGGTGTCGGAGGGGCAGCGCAGCGGCGTGATCTCGATTGAGACGAAGGACGCGTTTGCGCTCTACAAGACGCTCGGGCTTGAGAATTTTGTGACCGATGAGGCGGTTCTGCAGGGTGAGGGATTCGACAATCTCCGTGCGATCTGCACGAAGAATCTGCTTGAGGCGGTTATCATCGGCGAGGAGAAGGTGCTGCTCGGCGGCAACTGCTCGATGAAGCTCGGCAAGACAAACAAGCCGATCCTCGCGGCAAAGGCGACGGGCGGCACGCTTGGCGCATCGGCGGTCGTCTCCGTTGTCTGCGCTGCACTCACGTTCGAGGGGTATCACGCGGCGAATGTGACGACAGGTGTCAAGGCGAAGGTGACACGCGAAAATGCGGACGGCTCAAAGGATGTATACGGCGGCGGCACGGCGCAGAAGTCTGATGCGGTAAAGGTGACGACCGGCGCGGGTACAACGAACAGTGTTACGGCGACGGTTGCACCGACAAAGGGCGCGTTTGCCTATGCGTGGTTCTGGGGCGCGGAGAATACCGAAAAGCTTGGTGCGATTACGACGACGAACAGCGTCACCATCACGGCTGATGCAGAGGGGACGCAGACAGCGAAAGATCTGCCCGCTGCGGACTGGTCGGCAAATGAGCTGGTCATTGACGGCTACCTGACGCAGACCATCCAAAACGGCGGGTATTTCAAAACCCTGCCGGCGGGGATGGGGCTGACGGCAGACAAGGCAGCGGGCATTGCCGAGATCGACGATGCGTTCCGCTGGTTCTGGGACAACTACAAGGCAAGCCCTGATGAAATCTATGTCAGTGCACAGGAGCTTCAGAGCATCACGAAGAAGGTGCTCGAAAACGGCGGCAGCAACCTCATCCGCTTCAATTTCGACGCGAGCACGACACAAGCGGCAACGCTCTCGGCAGGTACGGCGGTCGGCTCGTATCTCAACAAGTACACGATGAGCGGCGGCACGCTTGTCCGCATCGTGCTTCATCCGAACATGCCCGCAGGGACGATCCTGTTCCGCTCGACGACCATGCCTTATCCCGTCTCGAATGTCGCAAACATCGCCGAAGTGCGCTGTCAGCAGGACTACTTTCAGACGGAGTGGCCGCGCAAGACGCGCAAATATGAGTATGGTGTCTATGCGACGGAGGCGTTTGCTCTCTATGCGCCGTTCGCATTCGGCGTGATTACGAACATCGCAGACGTGTGAGGAGGTTATCAATATGCTGCTGAAAGCGTATGATGTTACGGAAATCGTTATTGATGGCGTGGCCTATATGGCTGAGAGTGGGCTGATTGATGCGCCGATTAGCCCGCAGGAGGCAATCCTGTTCGGACTGGATGCGCCGACGGCAGAGGAGATTGCCGCACGAAAGAAGGATTCCAATGACACCTCCGCCGATAATGCTGGAGGTGAGACCGGAAAAGGTCAAAACACTGACACGTCCAATCCCGACAGCGGGAATGCCGGAGGCAAGTCTGACGCTAAGGGTAAGGATGTCGGCGATGGCGCGGCATGAGCTTGTTACACTCAGCGAGCTAAAGGACTACATCGGCATCACCTCGGGGAGCGATAAAGATGACGCTCTGCTCCTTCTGCTCATCCGTGCCGCGTCTGCTTTTCTGCTCGCTGAGATGAACCGACGGGAAGGATTGGAGCACGACTATGAGCACACGAAAGGGTATCTGGACATCCCGGATGACGTACGGTTCGCCTGCTGCGAACTCGCCGCCCTGCGGTACAAAGAAAAAAGCCGCCTTGGCGAAGTCTCGAAAGACGTTGGCGGGCAGACCGTCGCGTTCTCACAAAAAGACCTGAGTGACTTCGGTCGCGCGGTCATCCGTCACTATAAGCGGGTGACACCATGAGTATTGAGGCGGTCATCGTCGGCGATGAGGAAGTGCGGGCACGTTTTCATCGTGCGGCGGGGGAGATTGAAGGAAAACTCGCGGACAGCATGGGACGCATCACGATCCGTTTACAGGCGCACGTCGTCCGAAACAAACTTTCGGGGCAAGTCCTGAAGGTGCGGACAAACAATCTGCGCGGTAGTATCCATCAGGAGGTCATCCGCGACAGCAACGGGATTGTTGGGCGCGTCGGCACCAATGTCGAATACGCGGCGTTTCACGAATATGGATTCAACGGAACACAGAGCGTACGCGAGCATGTGCGGACGATCCGCAGGGCGTTCAAGAAGGAACTGAAAGAACCGAAGCAGGTCGTTGTCCGTGCGCATACGCGCAAGCTGGACTACAAGGGGAAATCATTCCTCCGTACAGCCCTGAAAGATCAGCGTGAGGAAATCGTGATCGCGCTGAATGAGGCGGTGAAGGAGGCGATGCGGTGAACCGTGAAGCGATTTACGGCGGCGTATTTGACTGGCTGCGCACGCACGTCGGAGATGATGTGTGGACGTGGAGCAGGAGACTGAGGCACTGGAACGATGTGCCGGAGATCGAACAGCCCGCCGTGTTCCTGACACAGAGCGGGGAGCAGATCGACCGCCTCCGTGCGGTCTGGACGCTCCGCATGGATGTGTATGTCTATGTGTCCGTCGGCGGCGACGAGGATGCGGTCACGGCGATACCGATGAATCATATCGTCGATAAGATTGCGGATGCGCTGCGACCGCGCCGAGAACTCGGTGAGATGGAGCAGACGCTCGGCGGACTTGTTCTGGATTGCAGGATCGAGGGAAAGATCGAGACCGATGCGGGCGTGCTCGGTGCACAGTCGGTCGCAATCATCCCTCTTGTGATACTGGCAGAAGATTAGGAGGTATAAAATGGCTCAGTTTATGTTTGGTGCGGGCATGATGATCGCGATCCCGAAGAAGCCGACACCAACCCCGCGCGTCCTCGGGACGATGCAGGAGGTGGGCATCGATTTCTCGGGGTCGACAAAGGAACTGTTCGGTCAGCACCAGTTTGCGGAAGCCGTCGCACGCGGTCAGCAGAAGATCACGGGCAAGGCGAAAGCGGCAAACATCAACATGGATGTATACAACGAAATCTATTTCAACGAGGACGTTCTGCAAGGACAGAATCTCGCCATCTTCAACAAGGAATTTTTGGTCGATAAGACAGCATTTACCGTGACCCCTACGCTCGCGGCAAATACGGTATTCCTCGAAAATCTCGGCGTGCTGGATAACGCGGGCAAGACGCTCACACGGGTAAGCGGTACACCGAATGAGGGGGAATACAGCCTTGACGAAAAAACCGGCGTGTATACGTTCCACGCCTCGCTCAAGGAGAAGCCCGTCTTCGTCTCGTACCTCTACCATGACAAGAAAAACGGCCGCCGCATCATTATCAACAATCAGCTGATGGGCGAAGCCCCGACGTTCAAGTCGATTTTCAACGGGCGGTTCAACGGCAAGCAGATGACACTGATCCTCAACTCGTGTACGTCCTCGAAGCTCTCGCTCATCTCGACGAAGCTCGAAGACTTTTCCATTCCTGAATTCGACTTTGCGGCGATGGCAGACGATACGAACCGCGTCGGCGAGCTGAGTATGCTTGAGTAAGAAGGGAGCACATACATGAACACACAGGCGTTTTATGAGGGCACGGAGGTCACGATTCGGGGGGAAAAATACATCTTCCCGGGGCTCAGCCTTGCACAGCTTGAGGACAATATCGCGGAGATCGAGGAGATCCAACAGATGACGGATGCGGACATGCTGAAGGGAATCGGAAAGCTCGCGCACTTCCTGTATCTTGCATTCAGCCGCAACTATCCCGAGATCAGCGAGGCAGAGTTTAAGAACATGATCGACATCCGTCTTGCGCCGAAGCTCTTCCAGTACATTCTCGCCGAAAGCGGGTTTGAGGAGGGCGTGCCTCACGCGGGGGAAGCTCTGCCCGCAGCGGGCGCATAGATTTTCAGGCGGTCTATGCCGAGATCGCCTGTGCGACGGGGTGGACAATCGACCACATCCGGCACAGCCTGACACTCAAACGCTATAAAGCCCTCAAGGAGGTATGGAGAAAGTCGCCGCCCGCGCATGTGTGTCTGGCGGCAATTTGCGAATATCTCGGGATGAAGCTCACGGTGAATGAGTCGCAGCGTGCGGCAAGCAGCGGGCGGGAAGAAATCTACTACGACGAAAGTTATTATGACGTTGGAGAGCAGCAGGGCGCGGCGGCGGCACTTCGCGCGGGCTTCGACCATGCAATAGGGAGGTGAGAGGATGGCAGCGGAGAACAAGATAGACGTAAAGATTACGGCATCGCCGCAGGAGTTTGTCTCCGGCATCAACAAGGCGCAGCAGGCTCTCGGCAGCGGGATGCAGGGGATTCGCGGAGCGGTTGCAAGTACTGCGAGCAGTGTCAAAGCCTCCGTTGCCTCCATGAAGAATGCAATCGGCGCGGCGGGTATCGCCGTCGTCGGCGCATTCGGTACGTCGGCAAATGCGGCGATTGAGTACCAAAAGGCTCTTGCGGGACTTGCACGAACCAGCGGTATGAGCGTCGCGGCATCCTCCGAACTTGCTTTTGCGGCAAGTCAGGTTGGCATGGGCACCGTCGATCTGACGAAAAACATCGGCTTCCTCGCGCGTTCTCTTGGAAGTCTTGAGCGTGATGCGGACAATGCCGGGAATGTCTTTAACCGTTTCGGGATCAGCGTACACGATGCAAGCGGTGCACTCCTTCCGACGAATGAGATTCTCGGTGCGGTCGCGGATCGCTTTCAACGTATGCCGGATGGCGTAGAGAAAACCGCGCTCGCCATGAGCATCTTCGGGCGCGAGGGGCGTGCCATGATTCCGCTGCTCAATCAGGGGCGTGCGGGACTTGAAAAGATGGGGGAGAAGGCGAAGAGCCTCGGGCTTGTCTTTGGCAATGTCTCCGCATTGAAGTCCTATATCGCCGCACAGCGGCAATGGGACGCAACACTGAAATCCCTGCAAATTCAGATTGGGAGCAGCGTTCTTCCCGTTTTGACCGCTTTTTCAAAGGGGATTACAAACCTTTTACAGGCATTTAACCGCATCGATCCGGAGACGCGCAGTGCGATCATTACGGCGACGAGCCTCACGGCTGCTGTCGCTGCGCTGACACTCGGATGGGGTGCGGCGGCTGCGGCGATTGCGGCATTCGGCGGTCCGTTTGCCCGCGTCGGCGTGATGATGGGCAGTATGCCGAATGTCATCGGCGCATGTGTGACCGGTATCAAGACCTTTGTCGTAGGACTTGCAAGTGGGACAATCGGGCTCGGGAAATATGTGCTCTCAGGACAGCTCTTTACGGCGATTCATGGGAAGATGACCGCCGCAATGGCAACCGCCCGTGCGGGGATGGTCGCGACGCGCAGTACGGTCGCTGCCGTCTCTCTGGCGTTTCAGGTCGGCGGTGTGCGTGCCGTCCTATCCTATTGTTCCTCACTCGTTACGATGCGTTCTGTGCTTGCCGTCGGACGCGTGGCACTCCTCGCTTTCTATGCGACTGCAACGGCCGGGATTGCTATTATTGTTGCACTCGCCGCCGTTTGGGCGAGCGGGATGACGGACATCGGCGAGGCTACCGCAGGGACATGCGACGGGCTGATCTACGGGCTGAACAATTTCGCGGACGGTGTCGGTGAAATCTGTTCCGGCATCGGTCAGATTTTTACAAGCCTCGCTCTTACGATCGGCAAGGCTCTCGTCGGAGATTTCTCGGGCGCAGCCGAGGCGGCAAAGGGCATGATGCAGGGGGTCAAGGACATCGGTGCGGGGTTCTTCGATGGGATCAAGGGGCTCGGTCAGGCAATCTATGGTGCGGCATCCGATCCAGAGGGGGCACTCTCCTTCGCAAAGGCGGCGGGTGGCTCACTCTGGGGCAGTATCAAAGGGGCGATGGGGTTCGGCGGCGAGGATGTGCCTCTTGATATGGGCGGCGATACCGGCGGCTTTGATCCGATCGGCGGAAGTGGCCGCGATGCGGATGGAGCAGGCGCGGGCGGCGAATCATCCAGTGCCTACGAGGCGGCGAAGAAGCTTTATGAGCAGCAGATGCAGCTTGCAGAGTATACGGCTGCCGAAAAGGAGGAACTCTATAAACGCTATCTTGAAAATGTCACGAAGTCCGAGCAGGAGGCAATGGACTACCGCATCGGGCTTTATGCACTTGAAAAGGAGAGCTTCTCCGAACGGCTCAAGGAGCGTGAGGTCGACCTTGAGAATGCGCATATTCGTGGAAAAGTCAGCGAGCAGACCTATCAGGCGGAGCTTGCGGGCCTCAAACGCAGCAGTCTTGACGCAGAAGTAGAGTTTCGTGCCCGTGCCGTTATGGAGGCGAATCGCCTCACGGAGGAGGAGAAAGAAAAACAGCTTGCCGCTTACAAAGAAAAGATTGAGGCAACAAGCTGGTATAAGTCTGCATTGACAGAAGTTCTGAACGCAGAGAAGAAACTCGCGGATTACGAGCTGACGATTCAGAACAAGATCCTTGAGTATCAGCGCACACGGGCTTTTGATTCGATTTCACTCGAAGAGAAGCGTCTGGAAGGACTTTATAACGCGGGCGCGATCACACAGGAGGCTCTTCTCGCGCGACAGCGTGAATTCGAGGAGCAGCGTTATAACATCCAGCGTACGGCAGCGCAGAAGGAACTTGCGGATAATGCGCTCGACATCGGAAAGATGACCGCTGCCTATGAGGCGTATGCGTCGGCGCGTACCGAACTGGACAAAGAAATCTATTTCAATGAGATGCTTCTCAGCTCCAAAAATGAAGAAGCGACGATTGCAGCACTCAAGTCTCTTGAGGAACTTTACGCGCAGCACGCCGAGAAGCTCCTCAGCATCCAGCAAAAACAGCGGGATAAGGAAATCGGCATCGTGAGGGGCGTGCGCGACACGCTCGCCGATGAAATGTCTGCTGTCATGCAGGACGTGGCAAAGGGCTCGAAGAGCGTGCTTGAAGGGATTCGGTCGCTGATCTCTTCCACCATGTCGAGCATTCTCAAACAGATCACAAATCGACTTTCTGAAAACATCGTTCAAAAAGCCTTTGCGAATGTCTTGCAGAAAAAGAGTGCGCCGGATATGACTGCGGTTGCCGCCGAACAGACGACACAGGCAGCGCGTACCGCGGCAGCACAGGCGGGCGCGATGCAGCGCACGACGATCGAGCAAACAAGCGGTGCGATGCAGGTCGCGGCAACGACGGAGAAGGCGACCACGCAGATCGGGGTGGAGACAGCAAAGGATGAAACCATCGTCACATCCTCGGCAGTCGCGGGTCAGGCATCCGTTGCATCGATACAGGCAAGTATGGTGGCAATGCTCCAAATGCTGCCGATCATGCTCCTGCTTTCGGCACTTACAGGACTTTTCGGCGGCGGTGGTTCCTCGAAGTCGGAGAGCACGGGGCCCGGCATCAATCTCGGGCGCAATCCTGACAGCTACTATAAGACACCGCGTCTTACAGGGATTCCGTCGTTTGATGTGGGATCGTGGCGGCTTCCTGCCGATACGTTTGCAATGGTGCACAAGGACGAGATGATCGTGCCCGCTGTGGGAGGACAGGCGGACGGGGTGCGCAGCCTCCTCTCGGGCGGTGGTACGCGGCAATCCCCACAGATCAATTTGACGTACAGTGCCGTACATACGGGGCGCACGGATGCGGACGTGCGGCGTGAGATGCGGGATAACGCGAAATACATGGTGAAGGTGCTCAATAGCGAGTACCGAAAATTCAACCGAGGAAATCTAAAGGGGTGATATTGTGGCGACGGCGATATTTCCGGAACTGCGCGGGCTTTCGTGGGATGTGACGAAAACACCGGAGTTCTTCACACTCTCGAAGGTCAGCCCGTCCGGTGTGGATATCGCCGCATCTTTATCCGCCTATCCGCGCTGGCATTTCTCGCTCTCGTATGAGTGCTTGCGTGCGGGTGCGGAGGGCGAGCTTGAAAAGCTTCTTGGCTTCTTCCTCTCTTGTCGCGGCAATGCGGTCGACTTTCTCTATCGTGATCCGAGCGATTATAAGGTCAGTTGTCAAACCTTCGGCGTAGGTGATGGGAGGACGGTGACATTTCAGCTTTGTCATAATATCGGAGGCTTTATTGAGCCCCTCTATGACACGGTGCACGAGACTATCTATGTTGGGGATATCCCATTGAACAGCGGCTATGCAATACGCGGCGGGATCATCTCGTTGACGACACCACCGGCGGCAGGAAAACGGCTCACATGGTCGGGGGACTTTTACTATCGCTGTCGTTTTAAGGAATCTTCGCTCGAGGTTCAAAATTTTGCCTTTAAACTCTGGTCGGCACGGTCGGTCGAATTTGTCACATCAAGGAAGGTGTTTTCGTCATGAAAGAAGCGAATGAGCGGCTGAAACGCCTGTTGATTGAATCGCAAACGTTCTATATCACCGATCTCTATAAGATTACTCTCACAGATGGAACAGTACTGCGTTACACCTCGGCTGACATTGCACTCACGGTTGGCGATGCGCATTATACACCGCTTGCGATTGAGCGCGACGGCACCACGCAGACCAATGATATCAGCGTTGACGAGATGCACCTGACGATCACCGTTGACCCGTCGGAATGCCTTGACGGCAAGACGACCATTATGCAGGCGGTCGCTGCGGGACGGTTTGCAGACGCGGAGGTGGAGCTTCAGCGGCTTTTTTCACCGCAGCCATTCACGATGTTCACGGGACGTGTCGACCCCGATTATGCGCTTCTCTGGTGGCTCGGCAGGCTCAACATTGAGCGTGCGGGCGGCATCATGATCGAGGCGACGGTCGCATCCATGACGGAACTGCTCAACGTCAAATTCCCGACACATCTCTACTATCCACCTTGCATCTACACGCTCGGCGATGCGAGTTGTGGCGTCAATCTGACAAAGTTTCGGCAGCAGGGGACAGCGGCGGGCGGCACGCGCAGCGTCATAGAGTCAGGGCTTGCGATCGAGAATGGCTATCTCGCGCAGGGGAGCATCACGTTCACGTCCGGACGCAATGCGGGCGTGACACGGACAATCCGCACAAACAACGGCGGGAATATCTCGGTCGTTATGCCGTTTTACTATCCACCCACTGTGGGCGATGTGTTTCATGCTCTACCTGCCTGCGACAAAAGTATGAGCTGCTGTAAAGCGCGATTCAACAATCTTGCACGTTTCAGGGGGTATCCGTTCATTCCGGTGCCGGAAACGGCATATTGAGGAGGTTTTGAGATGGATGCAAACGAGCAGGAGGAACGTGAGCGACTGGTCGCTGAGGCGCTATCGTGGCTCGGTACTCCGTATCATCACGCAGGGCGCGTCAAGGGCGGTGGGGCGGACTGCGGCATGCTCATCTTACAGGCGTTTATCAACGTCGGACTCATTGCAGATACCGAGGTCGAATACTATCCAATGGACTGGCATCTGCATCGAAGCATCGAGCGATATCTCGGATGGGTGACACGCTATTGCAAACGGGTGGAGCGCAAAACACCGCTTCCCGGAGATGTTGTCGTCTATCGGTATGGTCGGTGCATCAGTCACGGAGCGCTCGTCATCGACTGGCCGCAGATCATACACGCCTATCTCGGGCTTGGTGTTGTACTTGCCGACGGAAATGATGCGGAGATGCAAAAAAGACAAAGCGGCATCTATAGTTTTTGGGGGTAAGCAATGGGGGCAATCTTTGGCGGAGGCGGGACAGTAAGCACAGCGGACACGCGCATCGGCAGTCTTGCAATCTCACAGAGTACCTATGGTATCGCGATCCCTGTTGTATTTGGTACGGCACGCGTCGCGGGCAATATGATTGACTACATCGACTTTACGGCGATTCCGCACACGACCACAACACGCAGCGGGGGCAAGGGCGGTGGTGGTGTCACCTCGTCCCATACAACGTACACGTACGAGGTTGCGGCGATCTTTGCACTCTGCGAGGGCGAGGTCAAAGGGGTTAAACGTGTATGGAAGAACAAGGAGGTGCACACAAAACTCGAAGACCTCCGCATGAGCGTCTATACAGGTGCAGCATCTCAAGCTCCGTGGCCGTGGATGGTAGGGAAACATCCGGAGCGTGCGCTCAGTTATCCTCAGACGTGTTATGTCGCAAGTCCAAATCTCGAACTCTCGTCCTCTGCAACCGTACCCGCCTTTAATTATGAAGTCGCTGGGCGGGACATCGCCCCTGGGAAACAGGATGCCGCGCCAATCTCCATCATTCGCGGAATCCTATCAGATCGTCAAATCGGCGTCGGGTTTCCTGTGCAGTATCTCGCGGATACCACACAATTTGAGCACTATTGTGTGGTCAATGGAATCTATTTCTCACCGGCATACGATAGCCAGAAGGAGGCGCATGAACTCATCTCCGCTCTTCTGGAGGCAGCAAATGCAGCGCCCGTATGGAGTCAAGGAAAACTAAAGATTGTTCCGTATGGGCTGATGAAGCAGACGGCAAACGGCGTGATCTACACACCGCCGAAGGCACCACTCTATGACATCACACATGACGATCTCGTTTATACCGAGGGCGAGACACCGATCACGATCCGACCGAATCTGACGACGGATCGCTACAACGTTCAGCCCGTTGAAATCCTTAACCGCAGAAACGACTACAACGTCGAACCAATCAAGGCAACGGATGATGCCGACATCAGTCAGCGCGGCATCCGCACGGCTGACAGTATCGAAATGCACTTTATCACGGAGCCGGATGTTGCGGCATTCGCGGCACAAGCAATCCTTCAACGCAAACTCTACATTGCCGCCCAATACGAATTTACACTTTCGTGGCGGCACTGCCTCCTCGATCCGATGGATGTGGTGACACTCACGGATGAGATTCTGGGGCTGGATCATCATCCTGTGCGCATCCTCACGATCGAGGAAGACGAAGCACTCAATCTCAAAATCACGGCGGAGGATTGCCCGGATGGGATCAACAGTCCGACCGTCTATACGACACAGACAGCACAGCGCCCAAAGATGGATTACAATATTGCATCCGGAAGCGTCGTACGTCCCGTTGTTTTTAATCCTCCACCGGAGATGACTGCGACGGGATTTGAAACGTGGATCGCAACAAGCGGAGATTCTCCAAACTGGGGCGGGTGTACGGTCTGGGTAAGTACAGACGGCAGCACTTATAAGAGTGTTGGTAAGGTTGACAGTCCTGCGCGGCGCGGCGAACTTCTCGGAGAATTGCCGATTGGCATGGCTGCGGATGAGAAAAATGCCCTACATGTGCGCCTTTTCTCCGGTGATGAACTCCTCTCCGGCACATGGGATGATGCAGAGGCATATCGTACAGCGTGCTATGTGGATGGCGAGATCATCGCTTATCGCCGCGCAAAACTGACTGACGTGCGTACTTATGAGCTTTCGCCGCTGCGGCGCGGCGGGTATGGTTCGCTGATCGGTGCACATCCCACGGGCAGCACATTCGTTCGTCTGGACGCAGCGGTATTCAAATATCCTTATGAAACATCCGATCTTGGAAAGAAAATTTATTTGAAATTCACGTCGTTCAATATTTACGGTACTGCCGAGGAGTCCCTTGCAGAAGTTGAGGCATACGAACACACACTGAACTGCCCCATGCCGCAGGAAGTTGCAAACATCACACTTGATGAGGATACCTACCGTCTTCGTGATGGCACCGTTTTATCCGATGTTCTTGTCGCCTTTCAGGGAACTTCAAAGGGGCTTGTCAGAGGGTATAACATCTATTATGAACTCAATAAGAGCGGTTCTTGGCAGTTTTCGGGCACTGCTGCCGACGGCGACTATCGCATCAAGGCGTTGCCGCAGGCGCAGCACGTTCGCGTCAAGGTAACGACGGTCACGAAGTACGGCGTCGAATCTGCTGGGGCTGTGAGCGATGAAATTACGCTCGTCGGGAAGAGCGCACCGCCACCGGACGTGACAGGCCTCCATCTCCGGCAGAACCCATACAACCGCGAAGAAGTGCTTCTCACATGGGATGACTTGACGCTCTCGGATATACCCGATCTACGCGGCTATGAAATACGACTCGGTGATTCGGGCTGGGGGAATGCGAAGAAGCTGAACGGCGATCCTGTCTTTCGGAACGAGTTCAGCCATATAGTCAAAGCTGACGGCTCATATACCTACCGTATAAAGGCACTTGATAACAGCGGCAATTATTCCGTCAATGACACATACGTTACAGAGCAGATTCGCGTCGTGCCCGACGCCGTAACAGACCTGAAGGCTGTACAGAGCAAGCAGGATCGCAGTAAGGCGGTCATTTCCTTTATACCATCACCCGGCGAGGATATTGCACGATACATTATCAAACAGGGTGATGACTGGAAGACAGGTACGCTCATCGTCGCGACCAAAGAGACTGCGCATGCGTGGAGCGTTCCGGCATCCGGCACCTATAACATCATGGTGCAGGCGGTTACGATTGCGGGGCAAGTATCGCCGATCGCCAATGTGTCCATCACGATCACGATCGAACCGCTTGACGTGACGGGCTTTCGTGCAGCGCAGTCACGCACAGATAAATCCGTTGTGCGGCTCTCATGGGATACTGTCTCGGATGCAGATACCGCCTATTACATCGTCAAGGAAGGCGATACATGGGAGACGGGGCGCGTCATTGCACCGCGTATCTCGGGCGTCTACTATGATCTCAAGATCACAGAGGAGCGCATTCTTTCATGGATGATTAAAGCGGTTACGATCGCGGGGCATGAATCGCAGTACGCTGCAAGCCTATCCTCTGTCTTTTCACTCAACCCATCTCCTGTCCGTGATTTCCAATGCAGACAGGCAGAAGATGACCGCTCACGTCTCATGCTGCAATGGAGCCGTGTTGAAGATGGTGATCTCAAAGGGTATGAGGTGCGGATCGGCGATGCGTGGGAGACTTCGGAGGCGCTACCGCTCACCGGCGAACTTTATGCTTCGTATAAAATGCAGGAATCGCGGAGCATTCGTATTATGATTAAGGCACTCAATGCAGCCGGCTACTATTCGGATGAAACGTCGATTTCCTATCAGGCAAAACTTGAACCCGCTGATATTCAAAACCTCAAAGCATTCCAAAATGGTGACAAAGTTGAACTCTACTGGGACATACCAAAAGAGAAAGATATCGCGGGCTACGAGATCCATGAGGGGAACTCTTGGGAGAACGGTCAGGTCGTTGCGATCGGTGTTCTAATGCCGAGTTATGTCGCTGAGATTGATACCTGCCGCTCCTATCGTTATACCGTCAAAGCGGTCAATAAGGCGGGACATTACAGCACCCTCGCGGCAGCAGTTACGATTACCATCACCGAACTTATGCCGAAAAATATTATCCAGTCCTATGATGAGCTAACGGCAGCAAATGGCGTTCATGAGGGAACCGAATATGCGAAATCCAGCATCAACTGGCAGACCATAGGGGGCAGGTTTTCGGACTATCCAAAGGTCAGATTTGCCGATGCAGGTGGCGGAAATGTTCTGCGGCTCAAAAAGACTGGCGCGGGATATGCAAAGACGGGCATTTATACCTGCAAGACCATTGATGTTGGGAGTGTAATTACCGCCAATATCACGACGACATTCAATAATACGGCGGTGTTTCGGGACAATGGCTCCATTTCGCTGGAGGTGCGGACGAGTCAGGATGGGAACGTTTGGATTGACTGGAACATTTTTAAGCCGCTTCAATTCACGTTCCGTTATGTACAGTTTCGCATCCGTATGAGCGGTGACGGCACACGTTCTCCCGAGGTCAGCCGTTTCGTCGTACAGATTGATGTTCCGGATACGGATATTTCAACGAGTGCAAAAGTTGTGCGCGGCGGCAGCCGTGTTGCTTACGGACATACCTACTACACCGTGCCTGTCGTCATTCCGGCGGCGATCGGCGAGGGACTGCATGCAGAACTGATCAGTAAGACGAAAACGGACTGTATGATCAAGGTTAAAGACCGCAATAACAATGATGTTGGTGGTAATGTGGATATACGGATCAAGGGGTATTGAGGAGGCGAGAGTATGGCGTTTGATGCGACAAAACCAGAGGATCAGGGCTTTTTAGCGGATTTTCCGCCGGAAATGCGTGAACAGCTGCGGGCTATTATTCATGACGCGATCGTCAATGCCGGACAGGTCAAGGGATTGGTGCCCGGGAACGGTGGTGGAAATCTTGCCGTCAATAACGGGACGTTGAATCAGAAGCTCAATGCGGCGATGCTTGAAGGGAAGGGGGCTGGTGCATTTGCATCCGCAGGGCATACGCACGCGACGGCAACTCCAAGCAGTAATGGCCTTATGAGCAATACCGACAAGGTGAAACTCAACAGCGTCAATACAGGTGCCGAGGTCAATCAAAATGCCTTTGCAAATGTCAGCGTCGGCGGTACGGTCATACAGGCGGACAGTAAGAGCGACACACTCACCCTTGCGGCAGGAAAAAATATAACATTAACACCCGATGCGGCGAATGACTGTGTTACGATCTCCTTGAGTGGGGCAGTCGAATCTGCGAGTGCTGCAAGTAAATTATCCAATGCGCGGACGATCACGCTTGACGGAAAGGTCAAAGCGGCGGGCGTTGCGTTTGATGGTACGAAAAATATTACACTGAATGTCACAGGGGTAACGGCAGACTCCTGTACGGGCAACGCAGCAACAGCAACGCGTCTCAGTGCATCGCGCATCATTCGGCTCACGGGTAATACGCGCGGCGATGGCTCCTTTGATGGTTCGGGTAATGTTACGATCGACACGACGACTGTATCCTCGCAATGTGTTGAGGAAATGTCGGCGCGTAACGACTTCAAAGATCTTGTGAAAGCCTGCATGGCGCTCCATGATTATTTTCGCATCGGTGTCGGTGGCAAGGATGGCGCCGGTTATGCTGAGATTGCAACTGCTGACGAGGCGAATGAGCCAATCTATGTACGGCAGTATACGGGCATGTTTCAGAAGCTCATTCGTACACTCACGTTGCTGGATGGGAACGGCAACACATCATTTCCGGGGGAAGTCTCGGCACGGGCATTTCATGGAAAGGCGGACAGCGCTTTGAATGCAGCGAGACTTGAAGGGCATAGCATTGAACAGATTCGTTCGTTTGGGACGCAGGTCGCCGTATTGACGGGGGAAATTGCCCATGGTGGGACAATCCCACTTCCAGCAGGATATACAGAAGCACAGTGTAAATGGATGGTATCTATGCGGGTTCCATGGGTAGAGAAAATGGATGGAAAAAGACCAATAGGCAATTTTATAACATGTTATACGACAGGGAGAGTCGTTGTCTGTGCCGGAGGAAGTCCACCTATGGCAGGATTTTCAAGTACAGCAAATTATATAGTCATAGGAGTAAAATAATGTATTACATATTTGACGCAGACGGTAACTGCATATGCTCCTGCAATATACAACCTAATATGAATGATCTTATGGAACGTGGAGAATCTTTTATAGAGCGTTTAGAATACCTTGACATTGAGCAGATTGCTCTTGTAGACGGACAAATACAAACGAAAAATATTCAGACGCCTAATACAGCAACTGAAACAGAGGACGCTGACCCTTCCATATCAAATGAGATTATGGATATGGCAGAGATCATATTAGATATGTCCGATACCATTAAGACGATCCAGAAAGGAGGTGATACCCCATGACGCTTTATACATTTCGTGCGCGTGCCTATGCAATCCTCGTCAAAGGCGGGCGCTACATCCTCACCGAAGCCGATCGCACGAACGAGGCGCAGAAAGTTGTTCCGGCAGAGTATATGGAGATGGTCGCTGAATATCTTTTGATGTAGGTGACAAGAAGGTTTCAAATAGTCTTCAAAAAGCATAAAATAACGGCTCAAAAACAGGAAAAATCCTAGATTTAAAGCCGTTATTTTTATGAAAACGCTTGACAACACCACCCAATGAGTGGTATAATAAAAACATAGAAAGGAGGTGAGAGTGTGGGAGATATAATAAGCCTTGTAACAGCGATGATAAACCTAGCGACGGCGATCATCCTGTACAAGGCTGCTAGAAGGAAGTAAGAGCTTCCGAGAGGGCTTCAAGCCCTCTCCCCCGCAAGGGGGATCTTACTTTCATTATATCTACCATGCGGAAAAAATGCAAGAGATCACAATGGTTATCTCGGTCGTGGCTCTTGTCATCGCCGCAGCGGCTTGTTACAAAGCCGTCCGTCGATGATAGACGAAAGGAGGAGGGGCGTATGAGTGCAAGTATAAAGGAAGCTCGTCAGGCAGCGGGCTTGACACAAAAAAGAATGTCTGAGCTTCTCTTGATTCCCTTGCGTACCATCGAAAATTGGGAATCAGGCAAGCGCAATCCGCCCCTCTGGGCGGAGAACCTCATCGTTGAAAAATTACAGATGATGAGGAAAGAAAAATAATATTCTACAAGCTAAAAAAGGAGGGTAAATACCCTCCTTTTTTGATGCTCAAAATTCGCGCTGTTTTTCCAAAACTAAATGAGAAATTTTCCAAAACCATTTGCGCGCTTATAGCAACCGAGAGCCCCGCGCGGAACACATAGTAGAGGTACGACAGAAAGTGCTGCAGGGAGATATCGACCGAGATGGAAAGGAGTTTTGCAATGCGGGTCAGCTCCCAGAGGAGCAGCATCGCAATCAGGGGGGGGGGGGGGGGGGGGGGGGGGGGGGGGGGGGGGGGGCCGCGCAGGCTTGCACCCCAGAGAACCGTGACGACAAGGATTGTGACGAGAATGACCAGGCGCTCATGCGTTTCGATCGGCGTGAACACAGAATGTCCCCAAATTATCTGCCGATAGCGCGCATTCGCCTCCGTAAGTTCCCGGTAGAGTGCATCGGCGTCGTGGATCTGCGCAGCCCCCGCCGGAGGTGCGATCGGGTAGCCCTCTGCGCGCAGATCGCGCCGCAGGGTATTGGCAAAGGAGATGGGCTTTCGCGCGAGCAGTCCCTTGGTAAAGGAGAGCGTTCCTTCCTTCGGCATACAGATGCGCAGCGGGGCGCCGTACTGAATGAGCTGCTCCGCTTCGTGCGCAAAGAGCACATAGACATCCCCGCCGCCGTCCTTCTCCGCCAGGCGGTATTGATTGCCGCGCCGGCTGTTGCAGATGCGCAGCCGATCCTCCTCCTTCAGCCGCGTGAGCAGAGCGAACGCCTCGTCGAGGTTCGCGTCTGCGGACAGTCCGCGTGCCAGCGCCAAAAAGAAAATTTCCCGATCGGGGCAGGAATCGGGAAGAACCACGGTGACATTCTCCCGCAGATCGCTCCAACCCTCCACGGGGACAGGGCAGTCCTCCGCCACGGCGAGGACGACCACGGCGGAAAAGTGCGGATACCAATAGAGCTGTTCTGTCGAGCCGCGGACAAACTGCTCCGCTTGAAAATCATAGAGTTCGGCGGCATCGACGCGGTGATCCTGAAAGATCTCCAAGAGATTCGTCGAGACGCCCTGCGTATCGAGGGGCTCCGGGGAGGCGCGGCGCAGGGCGTCGGCATAGGCCGTGCCGAAGTTGTGTGCATAGACGAGCGACAGCGCATCCGCCGTGCGTATGGATGCGAGGAGAACGAGGGCGCATGCGGCACAGCAGAGAGAGAATAGGAACATATTCTGCCGCCGTCGTCTCATCGCCGCCCTCCCCCTTGCCTATACTCCAACTGATTTTATACTATTTCGTTTGATCTGCATGAAATTCCTTGCGCGAAAAGTCCTATTATCTAAAAACCGGAATAAATTATGAGCAATTGCTTATGCTTTCTTGTGACTTTGTTTGTTCCGGGACAGCGTGAAATTTCTCGGTGCTGCTGCATGCGCCGGAAAATGCGTATGCACAGCTTGCTCGTCTGAGGAAGCAAATCAGCATCTTTCCGAGCTGGCGATGCGTTTTCGGAACAGCGGCAAAAAATACAAGCAGGTCTGCGAAGCATTTTGCTTCACAGCCCTGCTTTTTCCGATGGGATGAGCGTATGTTAGGGGCGATGCGGCAGATGGCTGGCCGCTTTGCATTGTCCTTACAGATCGATGCGGAAGATGCGCTGTGTTCCGCCGTCCTGCGTGTGGAAGTAGACGTGGTTCATGTTGTCGGTGAAGATGCCCTTGGGCCGCAGTGTGCGCTCGCCGTCCGTGATCTCGATGTCGCCGACATACGCGCCGTCCTTCTTGCTGAAGACGCGCAGGATGGGATCGTCCGACGCGCGGAAGACGATGTAGTCCTTCGTCGCGACAACGCAGCGCGCATGAGCGGCGTACCGCTTTGTGCCCTGCGGGATGTTCTCATTCAGCTCGAAGCGGCGGAGTTCCTTGCCGTCGGGGCTGTACTGGTAGACGGGGATGACCCACGGGTGCTGCTCGTCGTTCTGCAGCGAGTTCCCGTATGCTTCGTTGGTGTAGAATCCGTCCGCATCCGCCGAGATCAGCTCTGCGCCGCGTACCATGGAGTAGCCCTCGGGCTTCGGGCGTGCAGGGACAGAGATGGTCTTGGCGTCCTTCAGCCCCTCCTTTGAGATTGTGCCGTGGGTGACGCCCTTCTCGTTGACCTGCTCTTCGCCCGCATAGGCGTCCTTCCCGCCAAAGACGGCGCGCCACGTTTCCTTGCCCTGCAGGGGGATCGTGGTCGTGGTCTTGCCGTCATAGACGGCGAGCTCGCCCTCCTTCGGGATGTAATAGACGTTCGTTCCGTCCGAGGTGATCGGCCGGTTCAGCACGACGCCGAGATCTACGATGTCCGTGATCGCGCCGTCTGTGACGGGCAGCTGGCAGAGGTGCGTCTTCTTGTCGTCGTGATCGTAGATGATGCCGTAGATGCCATCCTTCGTCACGACGGGATCGCTCTTGTTGAAATCAAAGTAGGCGAGATCGTAATCGGCGTTCTCGTATTCATAGAGCGGGAGCGTCTTGTCGCCGAATTTTACCTGGGTGACGGGGGCTTTCGGCAAGGAAAGACTGAGATCGACGGGGGCGGGGGAGTCGCTGCTTGCGGTATCACCGCCGCCGCAGCCTGTCATGAGGGCGTACGTGAGGACGGCCGCCGCCGCACAGAGCGTTTTCCATTGTTTCATGTCGGGCTCCTCCTACAGATCAATGCGGAAGATGCGCGAATCCTGGTCGAGGATGTAGACGCGGTTCTCGCCGTCTGTCGTGATCTGCTTGGGCGGGTGGATCTTGCCATCGAAACTCAGCTCGACCTCGTCGATGAATGCGCCGTCCTTCTTGTTAAAGACGCGCAGGAAGTTGCCGTTGTAGAAGACGACATAGTCCTTCGTCGGGATGACCTGACGCGCGTTCGAGTCGGTCTTTTTCTTGTCCGGAAGGCCGTCGTTGATGGTGAAGGTGCGGATCTTCTTGCCGTCCGGGCCGTACATATGGAGGGGGTACGTCCGCTTGTTCGGCGGGCCGCCGGTGGTGGGGGTGGTGGGGATGGAGAAGCCGCCTGC